GAGCTACCAGACTGCTCCATCCCGCATCAACGAGTTAGCTTTATACGCCCTAAGCACCCACAAAGCAAACTTTATTTGAAATATAAGTACTTATAGTATTAACGACATTCAAAATATCTAAAGCCTACCCTAAAATTGCTTCAGTTATAAATGCTGGATGAGATGCTCGATAGAGGCTCAATCTTCTCTTTTCACCCTCTAAAAACAACTTGGGTTCTTCCGACCATATTGATTTTCTCGAATCAAGCCCGGATAGACCTACTGCCCAATCAGAAACAGCCCCATAAACAAAAGTATTATCAGCGAAAATTAATTTGGTCTTGTTATGTGTACTATTTATAAGAACTTTATGTGTTGGTAATGAACCGAATATACTTATCTGAGTGTAAATGTATTTATAGATTTCAGGCATATAGAGGAGCACTTAAAAGAGAGTGTCACTATACCATCTTAGTTGTTTAAAAAGCCCATCAAAACCCATGCAATTTGTATACAGCAATAAAAAAGCCCTACATCTCTGTAAGGCTTTTCCCCTTGGTCATGTGCGCTGATACAAGGAATCGTTGTTTTTATTTACAACAAAATAATTAAATCATTAAACGAATAAAAAATGAAGCAAAAAAAACCTGCAACTTGGGGAAGGTGCAGGTATAAACTGATATTAACTATCATGGAGAACTTAATACCAAGTAATATACTTGGTTTATATTGAGATCTCATTCACATTTTATTCCAAATTATCTAACAACAAAAAAAGCCCATCAAATGATGAGCTTTTTACGGTAATTAAGTGAATTTCCATATGTACGTCCACTATAGCAGAAATATGCCATATACCTTGATCAAGGTCAAGTGAGCATATTCTCAATTTGCACTTATAGCTTTGCTTTAATACTATTCATCTAAGCACTTAAAATAATTGACCTAATGTCTGAACCTCAGTTTTCTCTTAGTGATTATCTATCCACAGTACAGGAAGTAATTCAAATTACTTTCAATGAGCCTGTATGGGTGAAAGCTGAGATCCGTAATCTAAATATTAAGGGCGGACATTACTATCTTGAGTTAGCTGAAAAGGATGAAAGTACCGACAAAGTTATAGCGAGTTGTAAAGGAACCATCTGGAAATTTATAGCTCAGAAAATGGTGCTTAAGTTTGAAAGAGAAAGCGGTGTAGAGCTTTCAAAGGATTTAAATGTCTTGGTAAAAGTTAGAGCCAAGTTTGATCCTCAGTATGGCTTTTCGGTGAATGTTGAAGATATTGATTCAAGCTATACCCTTGGAGACATTGCACGGCGTTATCAACAAATATTAGAAAGACTAACCACTGAAGGTCTGTTAAGTAAAAATAAGCTCATTCCTACTCCATTTGATATTCAGAATGTCCTGGTAATTGCTCCTGAGAATGCGGCAGGTTTAGGTGACTTCAAAAAAGATGCTGATGCTTTAGAAAAATCTGGTGTATGTCATTTCAAATACTATTCAGCCACATTTCAAGGGAACACGGCAGCACAGAGTATCATCACCTCTCTAAGTAATGGCCTCAGACAATGGGCTACCGATTTCAATACACCACCTGATCTCATTGTGATTATCCGCGGCGGTGGTGCTGTAAACGACCTTGCCTATTTAAATGATTACGAACTGGCTGCCTTGTTGACCAAACGAACCGTTCCGATTTGGGTCGGCATTGGTCACGAAAAAGACCGTACGATATTGGATGAGGTTGCAAACCGTTCATTTGATACACCAAGTAAGGTAATTGGTGGCATTCGTAATCTAATTGCTGAACGGACTCAGGGTGTCTTAGATTCATTCCAAACCATTAAGCTATTATCCCAACATCAAATCACAGCGTACCAAAGCCAAAATGATCAATACATGAGGATGATTAAGACGCTTGCGCATGGGCAAATCAATGAAGCAAATAAGAGCGTAGATTTGATGAGAAGCACCCTACATTACTTAGCCCAGCAACAGATCAAACTGGCAACGAATCAAGTCGAATCACTGCTGCGTGAAACCTTAATTCAGAATCCAAGAAACGTGATGGCTAAAGGCTACGGAATTGTTCGTAATGAAGGAAAAGCTATTCGCTCTATTCAACAGATTTCAGGTGATAAAGTCCAAGTAGAATTACAGGATGGCACCATTCAAGCAAATGTAACGAAGGTAATTAGTAATGATTAAAAAAGAACTCTCTTTCAAGGAAGGCTATAAAGTCCTTAAAAAGAATGCGGAGCTATTGGAGTCGCAGGAAGAACCAGACATCGACAATTTAATGAAAATCGTTGAAGAGTCTATGGTTGCATACAAAGCCTGTAAAACACGTGTGGATGCAGTGCAACAGGCTTTGAATGAGACGTTTAAGGACTAAATATGGATAGGTCTTTTGAACAGTTTCTTAAGCGAATTTCTTTCTTTTTACTTTATTTACCAGCCCTAGTTTATGCATGCCAATTTGCGTATTTTTCGGGCTTAACTGAGCCTTTAGGTGTAAGTCTTGGTTCTTTAGGGATGAACTATTTTGAGGTTACTTTTTTAGGCTATCTTAATCTATCTGTTGGATTTTTAGAGAATTTCACAAAATTAATGTGGATATTTATTTTTATAATAATTTATCTCACTCTAGCTGCAATACTCCACTACTTTGCAGTTCACCCCACTGAACGTGCAAATGAAAAACAACGAATAAGGGCAATTATCTATAGCTTTGAATTTAACTTACCACAATACAAAGCAAGTTTAAAAACGTTCTTGAACTCATATTTAGGAGTTATGTTGATTTATCTTTCCATATTTATTTTATCCCTTTTACTTATTTTGGGTTTCTTTACAAAAGGGAAAAATGAGATAAATGAATTTATTAAAGAAGTTAAAACTTCCAAACAATCTAAGCATTCAACAGGGTATGTAAGTCGCGATAATTCGAAATACCGAACAATTCCTATTGTCTGCGGCAATAATAAATGCGCTGGAATTAACTTGGACAAATTAGAAGTGATTACATATTTACCCGAAAACTATTCCAAAAATTTGCAAGTTGAGGATAATAAAATATAAATTGAGCCCACCAATTGATGAGCGAAACATTTTTACACCAGAGAGCATAATTCAATTGCTATTAAACTCAATAAACCCATACCGAACATGCAAAGCTGCCAATCCACACTTAACATCAAATTTGGCATCCATTTCGGTACGGGTTGAATTCTTCATTTCTGCCCATGAATTACTATAAAAATAACGGCAAATGATGGCATCCAACCAATCATCCAAGACCTCGGATTGTCCCTGCATATCTAGAATCAAACGCTGCACGGCGCGGGCTTCATTATCATTAATCTGACAGACCAACTTGCTACGTCTAGCTTTTGGTGGTTCAAAGTCACCTGTTAAGTAATCCACAATAATCTGCTGTTGCTGCTCTTTAGTCAGTTTCTTATATTTTTGCGCTTTCACAGCACTATCCATTGCTACAGCGATTGGATTGATACTCTTCCCGCATGTACCAGATACGGTATTCATCCAAGCACCAAACTGGTATAACCACCCCTCTAAATCAAAACGTGTCCAATCTACTGCTTGCATAATTGTTACTGCTGCCGTCATCCCAAATCCCCCACCATCTTCTCTATTTGCTCAATCGCTTTGCCGCTTTTCACTTGCTCAGTGCTAAACCGTATTACCTGATAACCCATCATCGTTGCTTCGTTGTATTTCTCTAAATCGCCTAAGTACCCCTTACCCCTCGTATGCCTGCCATTACTCCAGATCCCGCCTTCCACTTCGACCAATATCTTTTTGCCCTTCAAATGAAAATCTGCTCTCCATTTACGTGAAGGGTGGAACTTAAACTCCTGCTCAAACTCAATCTTTAAAGCTCTCAGAGCAGTGGCCAATATCACCTCACCCTCACTCTGTACCTTTTCACCTTTTACCTTTGGGCGCTTAGATCCTCTTTTGGGTTTATTCGCTCCGATCATCTTTTTGTATTCAGCAATGGAGTAAGTTGTCATCGCTCACCCAAACTAGGCACTCTAGTCGCTTTGACCAGTAAACATTCACACCATGCCGCTTACGTAGCTTTCGTGCTCGTTTACTTGAGATTGGACGTTCAGCTGCAGTGATCATTCTGTTACCCCAATCTATTTAATTTATATGCTTCATTCACATGCGCCTCTGAAACTCTCGTATTAGGGCTAATGTGATTGCGGATATCGGTTACATGGTCGGTTCGGTCGTGGTCAGCGATGGCTGCGTGAAGGTCATCGTAGGTAAATCCGTCACTTGATCTATGCCACATTCCATTGATAACCGCGAACTTCATGTCATCGGAGCAACCAAGATTTTTAAGCATAGTCTGTAGATTGCGTGCCTGCTCCAACCCATGGTCCTGAATAAACTGCTTTGCATTCATGCCGCCTGCTCCCGTTGTTCAATCGCTTTCATTGCTAACTTAATTTGCTCATAACGCTCTTTTGAGCATGGTCTATTTTGTTGGGTTATTTGCGATATGAATGAATGAGCTACTTTCAACTCTCGACATAGATCGCACCACCACGGCCCTTGCGTCCTTTACACCACCGATCCAAAGCCTTAATCTCTGCAAGCGTTGCCTGATCCTCTTTTTGTCGAGCACGCTTCTTATGAGTTTCTGATACAGTGCCTGCCATAATTTCATGCATGGTCTTTTGAGGTTTTGGTTGTCCGTTGTTCCACCCCTTATGAAGCTCACCAGAGAAACCTTGAGGCAATTCATTCACTTCACCGCCACACGTTAAAAACAACTCCAAATCACTCTCAAGCTGTTCACGCAGGGTCTTCTTTTTCTCTAGTTCCGAAAATGTGGTGTTTTTACCCGCTTGAGCTGCTGTAATTCGAGCTTGAAATTCTTCTTTGTTCACGCTTCACCCCCAACGCTCATAAACCCATTGGCTTTCATTGCCTGATACTCATTTGGATTATCAAAAGGATCTGGCCACTCGTTTTGAACCCGCTTCGCAGCTTCACTCACCTCAAGCTTTTGAGGTTTCGGAATTTCACGATTACGGACATTCAGTTTTCGCTTTAAGTTCTCCAGCTGCTGACGTGCAATATCATTGGTCACGGGTTTGTGGCTTGGATCATCACCAGTAAATCCACATTGAGCAATTGCTTCTAGTAATTCATCCGCTTCATTACGCTCCTTAGCCTCAGATATGATTCGCTTGTAAACACTGCTATAAACTTTATAAAACGTATCTGTTGAACCTAAATATCCATAAGGCTTTACAACTTCATCAAATGCTTGTTTTGCAAATTTATTGATTTCATGAGATCGATTCTGTTTTTCGTAAGTCAAAGCCTGCAACCAAGCCTCATCATGGCTTTGGTATTCATACTTACCTAAACACCAATCTTTAAATTCGTTTACGGATGGTGGCCAAGCTGAAGTTTCAAGACGAATCAAACCCCGATTAAATTGTTCAAAAGTGATTCCTGAAAGCTTTTGGACAAACTTATCAATCACCTGCCCTTTTTTTAAGCCCGACCATTGATCTGTAAATCGTTTACCGTATGACAAAAGCATGTCTTCAACTAACTTACGCGCATCTTGCTCACCAAACTGTTGGACAGAATGATCTTGATTTTGTGTTAATTCATTACGCATATTTCACACCCTCCACTTCATGAACATCTCGAATTGATGGAGTGTCTTCACCACCAATTTCAGATAGCCACTCATTGACCTCACCCTGAGTTCTATTTCCTGCGCTTGATTGAGATTTTGGTTTTTGAGATGTTGATTGTGTTTCACGCTGACGTTTCGTAGCATCCTTGTTGTTTTGAATCCATGTGTACCACTTAACCAACCATAGACTTGGTGTGTTCTTGGATTCTTCACCCTTAGCTGAGAAGAAATCACCAAAGTTGGTAAACATGGAAATCAAATCTTGGATTTGAACTTCACAGAATCTTTGTCTTCCAAGTTCAATAAAATCGTTTTGGAGTGAGTATTGATTTACGCATTCGAGAATTGAATACCGCTTATGGTCTTCAGATTTGTATTGTGAAAACTGAATTGCTGGTAATGGAAAATTTTCCTCACACGTATTACTACTACTATCAATAATATTGGTTACTGGTTCATGGTTTATGGTTAGTTGCTCGTCCGTTAAATTCTCGTCTAACGGATTTTCAACGGTCGTTGAACTTTCGTTATTCGTAAGCTTAACTTGTGATGAACCACCATTAGGGTCTTGTTGCTTTTTCGCTGCACGCTTTTTAGCAGATGCTTTACCTGCCTCACTCGCTTGTTTACGTTTTCCGTGGTATTCAGCAATTTCACGCTCACAACGATTGTTGATATAAAGACCATCATTCAACGTGAAAAACTCATCTAGCACATATTGAAGAGCTTTTACTTGCTCATCAGTTGAGCATTGAACACGGCGAGCCAAACGATCCAAATTTGAAGCATCAAGGGGTTGCTCTGTGTCGTAATACATATCCAGTAAATCACGATAAATAGCACGCTCAACCAAGCTCAAATGGCGAGTCGCATTGTTGAAATCCCCAATATGATGTTGGTAATAGTTCATTTAGCTTCCTCCAATTTGACTAAGCCACGTTTTTCCAACTGACGAATAATTCGAGGTTCGACAAATTGATTGTTGATCTTGTACCTGGTGCGTGACTTTTCTTTCACCTGGATAAGTTGGGTACCTTCTTGCATTTGGCGACGTATCGCTATGGCTTGCCCCCCCATTTGGGTTGTATGCTCAAGAATGAAATAAGCTTCCTGAGCCTCAATAGCTTGGTTCATGACTGATAAAGGCATTGCGGCAAGTTCTTTAGGTGTGTATATCTTCACTGGATCAAGCAAAGGGATCATCACCTCGATAGGTGCTGGAGCTTGAACATCTTTCTGCCCACATTTAGCTGAATATCTCACTGAGCACCCCCTTTTTCGATATTTTTAATAAAGCGGCCAAACATAAAAATATGACCTGCTCGATGTAGGCTTGAAATAATTTCACCTGCATACCAAACTGAAACATGATGTTCATTGATCAACGTTTCCATAAACTCGTCTCGCGTGACAGCAGCATTCTTTTCATCACCGTTTACTTTGCGTAGGTTCGCCCTACGGATCTCTAGCAATCCATCTAATGTACGGAGTGCTGGCTCATACCATGATTGAAGCTGCATCATCTGTTTATGCTCAGGCTTCTTTTGAATAACCTTGTTTGTAATCATGGAACCTCCGCTAAGGCTTGTTCGGCCTCTGTTAAACGGCGTTTAGCATTGAGCTCAGTGGTTGAGGCACTACGAACAAACTTTTTGTTTAGGGTTAAAGTGCCAATACCGATATACACATCGACGTTGTTCCCATAGACATCTGTGATTTCGTAAATTCCATCAAAGTTGCCTAAAGCTTCATCAAGTACAACTGAATCGCCGATTAAAAAATCCATATTGTCTTCAATGACTTGTTGTGCTAAATTTGTGTTATTCATTAAGATTTACCCTCTGAATTGAATGCTAAAGCCCGATCTCAACTCTCGGGCTTTTCTTTTTTTAATCACGACACTTCACCCAGACTCTGGTCGGTCAGAGAAAGTCGGCGTTTTAATTTCAGCTCCAATGTTGTTGCATGACGAACCTCTATTGGATCTACAACAACAACGATCACACCATTCGTTGTAACGCCAATACCACCCAGCGGGGTTATGTACTCAACGGAAAGTAAATCACCTGTATCAAAAGTACGATTCACAAGAGTCACTGGAGCGATTAGCACCACCGTATCCCCTTGTAAGAAATCGTTATTTGAGTTGTCTTGAATTGGTTGTTGTGCTAAATTTCTTCTCATATTCATTGGTTCCGATAATTAATGAATTGAAAAGCCTGATCCCCAAGATCAGGCTTTTTCTTTGTGTGAATTCCCGTGAATCCCTTCCGATCCCTCAAGAAAGCTGACTTCGGTTGACAAGTCCCTTACTAAGGCTGCTAATCCCAAGCGCTCAAAAGATTTTGCTTGTAAATTAAGAACATGCCACTCACCCACGATTTCTTTTTCAAGTAAGAAAGCGAGGTACTGAGCAAGGTCTTTACCCTTAATTTCAGCGAGAGTTTTAGCTCGCTCATGTATTTCAGGAGACAAACGGACATGCGTAGATTTCTTTTCAAGGCTCATACTTTCACCACTTGTGTAGGTAGATCGCTTTGTTTATTCAAGCCAATTTTTAATATTTGCGACTTCGATAGCTCACCATCTGTTAATGCAGAAATTTGCTCCGCATAGTCGGTTTCGCCCTTGTAATCTGTATATGGAAGCGTGTTTCTTGCAATCCATTTATAGATTGCTCTTTCGGTGATGTTTATTGATTTAGCAACCACTTTCACGCCACCAGCGCATGTAATTGCACTTTTTATAGTAAGCATAACCCTAACCATTATTGAACCTATAGTTCAACTTTAACAAGAACTGATAGTTCTTTCAATACTTATTATTATTGAACCATTGGTTCATCGGTAATTTTAATGAATACTTCAACAGATAAAATCAAAGAAGATTTTGCTAAACGATTAAATGAAGCTATGGATCTGAAAGGCTACCCTGTTCGTGGTCGAGCAAGAATTCTCAGCAAAGAGTTTGAGATATCAGATAAAGGGGCTGGCAAGTGGATAAAAGGCGAAGCTATGCCTGAAACGTCAAAATTCCCTCAATTATCCAAATTTCTGGGCGTATCTGCTGAATGGTTACTCAATGGTGATGGAGAGCCCCCAACTCAAACAACGCCAGAATCAAGCTTTGGCAACGTTCGTCCTGATACATCACCTCTACGCAAAATTCCCGTATTGGATTACGTTCAAGCAGGACTGTTTCATGATGTTGGATATGATGGTCTCAATCCCAAAAGTGAGACTTACACTACTTATCAGAGTGCAAAACCTGAGTGTGTATTCTCGCTGGAGGTTTCAGGTGCAAGCATGACGCCAGACTTTAATCCTGGCGACAAATTAGTGGTTGATGCCTCAAAACCACCCTATCCTGGTTGTTATGTAATTGCTCAGAATGGTAGTCATGAAGCCACATTTAAAAAATACCGTGCAATCGGTTATGACGAACATGGGCGGGAGACTTTTGAGTTAGTTCCATTAAACCCTGACTTTCCAACCATGAACTCAACTCAGCAAGAGATTCGCATCATTGGAGTAGTAGTTGAACACCTAAGAAGCTTTAATAAATAAGAATAAACCTAAGCACATCAAAGCTTGGGTTTTAAGCTATTTAAAGCACACAAATATAAGGAAACAAAATACCAAACATGCAAAGAATTGAAGTAAATTCGCGCAATATCAGCTACGTGCTTTATCAGCACTTCTTGTTGACCGTGGTTCTTAGGACTGGTGAGAGATTTATTTATAGACTTCTTGAAGCCAGTACCTTTAACGATTTTATTGAAGCAATTGATAAAGATAAATTCTATAAAAGCCAAATTGATATGAATAAAAAATTTAAACGAATTCAACTTTTTGTGTAATAAAAGCCCTTAAAGAAGGAAAGCATAATGATCGGAACACTTAATAAATCTAAAACTGCGCTAACAATTAATCGTCAAGAATTCAAATTGGCATTAGAAAAAATTGGCGCAGGAATTGATAAACAAATAGCCTCGCTTAAAAAAGCTAAACAAAGCTACGACCCTGCGGAAATAGCACACGAGGTCATTGGTGAAGTAAACATCTTTGAGGCGATTATTGAGGGCTTTAATGAGGAGGAAGGCACTAATCTGAAGCTGGCTGACATAACCAATATTGAAGTGGCACAGGGGTGGATAGATGACTTTTTAGGAAAATATTCTAAACCTCAAGCATGACTTGAAATTAATAAGATGAACAAATTTGACTATATAAAACTAGGCTTACTCTTTGTTGCAGTTACCCTTTGCTGGGTTTCTATGATTTTTTAAACTGCGAACCCAACACACCTTAAGGGATTAAAAAATATGGGTTTAGATCGTAAATTACAATTAGATCTACTAACTAAAATTGCCGAATGCTACCCATTTGAGTGGGATGATTATGAAAGGAATGTGGATAGTGAAGAGTATTTAAAGGCCGCTATCAATCTTCACTACCTTATGGGGCATGGCTTACTGGCTGAGAATTCTACAGTAGCCAAACCCAACATGACTGGTGATGGTGGTGGGCATGTTTTAATTATGTCTCCAATCATCACAGAAAAGGGTTTGGATTTCCTACAAGATGATGGTGGTTTGTCTGCGATTCTTGGTGTAGTAACAGTTCGATTTGAGGCAGACACCATACGCACTATTCTACAGTTAAAGGTGGATCAATCTGATCTATCTCCTGCTGATAAGCAGAAATTACAGAGTGTGCTTCAAGAGCTGCCTGCCGAGAATATAAAACACCTGTCAACGAAAATTGTGGATATGGGTTGGGATAGTCTAGGCTCTCTAATGAACTTAATTCAAAGCAGTGTTTTTTAGCAGCATTCTTAAACTTTAAATAACCAATTGGTTTCTGGAAGTCACCCACTGGCACAAAGAATTCAAGCACATCTACCTTGATATGCTCCAAATAAATCTGGGTAGAGTTTTGGTGAAGACGGTTTTCTATTAAAACAAGTGTTTCTAATTGCATAAAAATACCTTTTACTGCGAACCCGACGCAGTCCTTAAGAACAGATCGGGTGGAGAAGAAATATGAGTCAGAACATTGCGGAGCCTAAGTGCCCAGATTGCAAGATACAAGGACTGAAATATATAACGAAATCTGATAGCGAAATTGTTTCCAAGGGTGGAGATACTTGGTTTGATATAGTCCATTGTACTCAATGTGGTCATGTTTACGGAGTGTACGCAAAAGTAGTATATTCCCCAAAATCTGTACCTAGACCTTTTTAACCTCTAATACTGAGTAAGGGTTTAGGAGAAAATTTATTTCATCAAGCTGATCTTCATTTAGATTAGCTTGATTTATTAATCTGTTCAGCAGATGAGCTCCATTCAGTTGCAGACTAAGAGTGGTGGTTTTAATAAATTCTTTTTCAGAACCTGTATTTTTATCCATCTCTTGATCTTTTTTAACTTGAGAGACAACAAATCAATAAAGACTAGCAACTGAATACTCGATCTCTTTCGGATTGGTAATACCAGCATCAATTAATTTACAGATAATTTGATGTCGCCACACTCGAACAGCACCCACTGACTTGCTATCTAATTGATCTGCAAAATTCTTAGAAAACTCCATCACAAGCTCCAATCAACCCACCCCAGCGGTGGGTTTTCTTTGTCTATTAAAACACAAAATAAGAACCAATAATTCAATTATGCATATTATTGAACTTTTGGTTCTTGACAATATTGAACCATTAGTTCATATTTATCTCACAGACATTAAAAAAGCACACCGACCGTCAAATCATGTGTGCTTTTACAGAAACTGCGAGATCAATTATGAACAAAACCTTATCCCCTTTCAATACCATCAAGATATCTCTTGGTGTAGCTGCTGTAACAATAGGCGTGCTTAGCTGCGGGTTTAAAACCGCACCGCAGGCTGCTCAACCAATAGTTGCCAACGTTGCCCCATCTGAATACCAACTCCTTGCATTACGCATGACTGGTGATAACCACGGCGAAGCGATTATTCGTTTAGATGGTTTCCGTGTTACTGCACGTTTTGAAGTTGAGGCATTTGAAGACAGCTACGGCGTACCAGGTAGTGAATTCACCGCTGTAGACATAACCAGCCTTGATGAAGTGACCGTTTCAGATGCCTTAGGCAATCCATACAGCGATTTCACAAACCACATCGACCATCAGAACTTCAATGCCCTTATCAAAGGTTATATCGAAAAACATCGTTTAGTGGAGGCAGGCTAATGACTACTTCTACTCAAAAGTTTTCTGAGTTCATCAGCCAAGATGAAGAAGGCAACATTCGTATGCGTTTAGGCCATTCAACCTACTTTGAAAAAGGTCGCCATATATATGTGGTCAATAAAGATGGTACCGAACAGTTAATCACGCTTGAGGTTCATGCAGCCAAACCTTGGATCCGTGAAAACTTTGAACGTGAACGTACTTACCAGCGTGATAGAACCATGGCTATTCGCCTTCAAAAGTCACTCACACGTTCTTATCCAAAATCATTTAAACGAGCTAAAGGCTCACTGTTCTGGGCATAAGGGGAAATTTGATATGTCTACACTTCAACAGATTCAACTTGAACTAAAAGCACCAAAGAGCAAACGCAATACTTTTGGTAACTACAACTACCGAAACTGCGAAGACATTCTTGAAGCAGTTAAGCCTTTGCTACAAAAGTACAATGCCACACTGGTCATCACCGATGACGTGACAGAGGTTGGCGGTGTAGTGATTGTAACTGCCAATGTAGTTTTTACTGATGCAGACGGCAAACAGACCATTGTTAAAGCCCATGCAGGTGTGGAAATTAGCAAGAAAGGAATGGATGTAGCACAGACCTTTGGTGCTTCCAGTTCATATGCTCGGAAGTATGCTTTGAATGGTCTATTCCTGATTGACGACACTAAAGACTATGACTCGGACGAATATCATAACCAAGTCAACAACAGCACCAAAAATCAGAATCAGACCAACAACCAGCAGCGGACGCAGCAGCAAGGACAAAACAGACAACAAGCCAACCAGTCGCAGAATAACAATGCTCAGCAACCTAGTCTGCACGATCGCTATAACGCAGCCTTAGAGTCTATTCGTCATGCTAAGAAAGCAGCCACACTTGATAAAGCTTTAGAGACCTTTAATGGCACTCAGTACTTTGCAGGTATTTCAAAAGCATGCCAAGCAAGAGCTGACCAAATGGGCTGGACTCCAGCGAATCAAAACCAACAGCAAGCTTTACACCACTAAATTTAGAAGGATAAGAATATGAACATTTTAAATGGTACTGAAGCTTTTGAGGCAATGATGGCTGGTCGAAATATCATGTGCCGCGCTGTAGGTGAATTAATCGCTTTTGATGACTTGGACCAGTTCCCTGCCACCATCTTTTCTAAACCCGGTTATGAGTTTTGCATCAAGATCGAAACTATCGAAGTTGCGGGCATTACTTTTACAAAACCCCTGGATGATGATGAAGTTGAGCACGGCGATGATATTTATATTGTTCAGGCCAATGGCGAGATACATCACCATAAATACCAAGTCTGTCATGAAGCAATAAATCAATCTGTAGCACGTGGCTTTGCGCAACGCGATCTAGCTAACGCACAGCTACAGGCAGAGGCATTCTGTAAACTCTTTGACCGTGAATATCGCCAAGCTGATATTGTTGAATTTACTGAAATGAATGCTCCAACAAAACAAAAACGTGGACGTAAAACCAAAGAAAAGGATGTGGAAGAAAGTAAACCTGAACTTGAGGCCACAGTAAGAGATATAGCCTCAATTCCTGTAGAAAAAAAGACATTTGAAAGTCAGTCAAATGTAGAAATCGTTTCACAAGGCTCAATTTCTGTTGTTGAGGATAGTCTTACAGACTTCGCTCAACCTAAGGCTGAACATGCTTCTGAAGATTTGAGTGTTGGTGAGCTTAAACGCCTTCAAGCGGAAGCTGAAAAGTTAGTCACTGATAAAAAGTTAGCTGAGAATGCAGAAATTGAATATCGAAATCTATTAAATGGATTACTGGAGCGTGCCGCAAGTGCTCAATCACCTGCAGAAGCAAATGCGCTTATTAAATACACCAGTGAATGGACTGAAGAACAACGTAAGCCGCTGCTTAACGCTATTCACAATCGTTTGAAGGATCTTAGTGCATTCACAACCACTGAAACACAACCACCTTCATTGATGGTGCAAATCCAAAATGCCAAAGATTTAAATGAGTTGGAGTGCTTGGAGGTCGAAGTGTTCAATCGCCATCCTGATATCCAACCCAAGCTAATGGACTTTGTAAAGCGACGTCGCTTTGAGTTGAAAAATGGGGCTGGTCCAGTGGGAGCACCTCTATGAGATACACCTATTCCTCTATTACTCGAGTGCTGTTAATTCAGCACAAAGGGCGGGTAAGGACTTACAGAGACATCAACCTATTTGGGATTGAGGACTGTATTCAAAACTTTGTTAATACGTGGGGGTATCGATGATTTTCAGAATTAAAAACAAGCACGCCCTTGCCTTCATGATTTGGCTTGAATTGCTGGGCTATGTAAAGAAGGTCCTAGCTGATGGTAGCTGCACGTTCTCAGGCAAAGGCACAAAGAAGTCGCTGAGCTATGTATTTGTAAAAAATGATTTAACGGGTAATGCGGCGTGCCAGTCACTGTATGAAGAATACGTGAATTACCAAGATTCTAATTACATCGAAATGAAAGCGGCCTGATGGAAATTCCAAATACGTGAAAACGCGATTAAATAAAGATTTCGAGCAATTATTTGCGCAATTTAAACAATAAATCAGGATTTTGCGCAGATGTTTGCTCAGGAGAGTGTGATGGATATTAAAAAAGAAAGAGAGGCGTTTCAAGAGTGCTATAAAACAAGCCGTGATTACAAGTTCTACGTTAGACATGAAATGTCTGAAAAACAGATATTTGAATTTAAGAAAGGTAAGTACTTTGTAGATTGCGTTAATGATGGTTGGAAGATATGGCAAGCAGCCAAAGCCCAAGTGGTTCCAGAGGGGTTTATATTGGTGCCTAAAGAAAATATTTCTTGTTATTGGCAAGACAATGATGAGCCTGAAAACTTTTGCTCAAATGAATCTGATTTTGATTGCCTAGGAGATTGCATTGATCTTGGTGAAATCATGGAGATCAATAAATTTACTCAAGCGCATGTCAATAAAGAAATACTTTTTGGCACCTGGTTTGCTGAAGCAATCGACCCATCTGAAAAAGCTAATTTCTTTGTTGGAACTCATGCTGAATGTTTGGAGATTGTTGCAAAGAATAAAGCCATGATCGAAGCACAGGAGCAAACCCATGACTAACCTCCAACACATCGCCCAAGAACTCGCCGAAGAATTCGCACCACTCGTTATAGGTCAATCAGGCACAACCAAAACATTCACGGCGGAGCAAGCCTCTGCCCTTTATCACATCCTTGTAAGTTTTGGATATAAGGATGAATGCAAGGGCTTGGATACCAAATTACCGTTTGAGTTAATTGATATTAAGAAGGAGGTATTATGAATAAGTTTGAAGGAATGACTATTAAAGAGGCGCTTTGTTCACGCCCAGTACTAAAAACTCCTGACTTAGAGGAAATATTTGGTAGGTCATCACGAACTCTAAACCGTTGGCAGAATGGCGAGCTTTACGAAAACCCAATGCCTAAGCCGTTTTCTGAATGCAGAGGCGCAGGAAATAACTATGATTCAGGCAAACTACTGGGTTGGTATGAATCGTGGCCACTACAAAAAAAAGCGCTAGTTATCTAGCGCTTCATTCTTCCAAATTGATTCCAGCCTATCCATCCACTTCTCGTAGGCTTCTTTCTGCTCTGATAAATAATCATGCTTATCGTATGTACCCCATATCTTTGGAAGTGCATGCCCCAACATGATCTCACATACGTGAGGCTGTGCAATCGTTGACATATTGGTACGCATAGTTCTACGAAGATCGTGTACAGACCAGTGCTCCAGATCAACACCTTTATGCCTCTTAAGCCATTGGAAAATGTTGTTTGGCATTGTGAGATGGGATGTCTCACCTAGCGGCCTTGTAGTCCCATCAATTGTAAACAAGTACTCCGAACCTTGGCTGAATTCCATTGCTTCCAGCAAGTATGGTTTAATGTTTTCCGTAATTGGTCTTAAAATCGGCTTTTTACTTTTCTTCCCTGTTTTGTGATTTTCAGGAGGAACAGTCCATATCATTTCTTTTAAATCAAAATGAGATTTTTTAGCAAGCTTAAGCTCACCCACGCGGCAGCCGTAGATAATCAAGAGTGTGAGAAACAGCTTATTTTTATAAGTCATCTTGGTTCGCTTTAGGGCATACCAAGTTAAATAGATTTCCTTGTCACTCAACGCTCGTTCTTTTACGCCTTTTTCAATACGCAGGTCATGCTTGGCTGAAACATTCATTAGATGATTGACTGAGATTAAACCGCGCTTCTGCCCCCACTTGAGGCACTGGTTTGCATTAATCAAAAGACGGGCAGAAATTGAAGGTGATTTCTTTGCTACATCCTCCAGTAATGAAAGCCACTGATATGCGCTTACATCATCACTATTCTGTTTGCCAATATTTGGAAGCACATATATCTCAAAAGAGCGCTTAATCTCATTGTGACTGGATTTATTGGGTACACAGAATTTCTCATACCATTCATAAAACAAAGTCTCTAGTGTGTATGCATCTCTAATACTCACCTTCTCTTTCAATCTTACCTGTTTTGGATCAAGCCCTTTTTCAAGTTCTGCTCTAAGACGATCTGATTCTACGCGTGCATTTTTTAATGTTAAATTTGGATATGAGCCAAGATCTAGTCGATGCTGCTTGCCGTTATACCTGTAGCGTAGCTGAAAGACGATTTTACCTTTCGGAGTAATACGAACACTCATAGCATCGCGATCGGCGAACTCTTCTATTTTTTCTCTGTCTTTACCAAGTTGAGCTTTTAGCCAAGCCTCTGAAATCGCCAT